GCGGGTTCTAACTTTTCAGTGATCGTTTCGACCTTGATCGTCAATCACACAAAGTGACGCCCCTCGGGGTCGCCCGAGGGTCCGAAACCCCCGCCAGGCGGGGGTTTCGCCATGTCTGGACCGCGTCGGCGCAACGCCGACGCGAGCACGAGCGCCGCAACGGCGCGATGTGAGGAGACCGCCATGGTTAGCGGTGGAGCACGAGCACGTTCTGGCCCGGCGCCGGATCCGACTGCGCTTCGGCGCGAGCGGGATGCTGGCGAGTGGTCGGTTCTGCCTGCGGAGGGTCGTGAGGGCGCAACGCCCGAGTGGCCGCTGTCGGAGCAGACGATCCGCGAGGCCGAGTTGTGGGAGCGTCTGTGGCGGATGCCGCAGGCTTTGATGTGGGAGCGCTACGGCCAGGAGCTGGAAGTCGCCCTGTACGTCCGCAGGTTCGGTGAGGCCGAGCTGATGGACTCACGGGTGAACCTCTCGACGCTGGTGCGGCAGATGGCTGACTCGCTGGGTCTGACGACGCCTGGGATGCGGGCGAACCGGTGGCGGATCGCGCGGGAGGAGGAGCCGCAGCGTGTCGCTGGCGGCGCCGTGGTGCCGGACCGGAAGTCGTCGCGTTCGCGGCTGAAGGTCGTTCCGGGCGATGGGGAGTGACGAGTTCGTCGTCGACTTCCCGACCCTGTGGGTCTCGTGTGACTGGATCGAACACCACTGTGTGATCCCGGACGGCTTCCGCAAGGGTGAGCCGTTCCAGATGTATGACTGGCAGTTGTGGTGCACGGCGAACCACTACCGGGTGCGGCCTGCAGCCCAGCTCGGGCAGTTGGCGCCGGCGTTCCACAATCGCCGCTCGCAGGTGGTGGCGCCTCAGAAGACGGGGAAGGGCCCGTGGACGGCGTCGATCTGTGCGGCGGAGGCTGTCGGGCCGGTCGTCTTCAACGGCTGGGCTGCGGGCGGCGAGGCCTACGACTGTCGTGACTGGGGCTGCGGCTGCGGCTGGGGCTACGAGTACGAGCCTGGGGAGCCGATGGCGCGGCCGTGGCCGACGCCTCTGGTGCAGATCACAGCGTTTTCGGAAGAGCAGACCGACAACGTCTACCGGCCGCTCCAGTCGATGATCCGCAACGGGCTGCTCGGCGAGCTGATGAAGGTCGGCGAGGAGTTCATCAGGCTCCCGAATGACGGCCGTATCGACGTGGTGACGTCCTCGGCCCAGTCCCGCCTCGGCAACCCGGTGACCTTCGTACTCCAGGACGAGACACAGCTGTGGACGGTCGGCAACAAGATGACCCGCGTCGCGGAGACTCAGCGCCGTGGCGCGGCTGGCATGGGTGGCCGGTCGATGGAGACCACGAACGCGTGGGACCCGTCGGAGAACTCGGTGGCACAGAGGACGTCCGAGGTGAAGGTCAAGGACATCTTCCGGTTCCATCGGAAGCCGCCGGCCGAGCTGAAGTACAGCGTCAAGGCGGACCGTCGGAAGATCCACCGGCACGTGTACGCGGGCAGCACGCACGTCGACCTGGACGCGATCGAGGCCGAGGCCGCCGAGCTGATCGAGGTGGACCCAGCGCAGGCTGAGCGGTTCTTCGGCAACCGGATCACGGCAGGCACTGGGACGTGGCTGGCGCGTGACCGTTGGGATCTGCGGGCGCAGCCGCGCGAGGTCCCGGACGGCACGCCGGTCGTACTCGGCTTCGATGGCAGCGACATCGACGACTGGACGGGTATTCGGGCGGAGACGCTGGACGGCTACCAGTTCACGCCGGTGTACAGCTCGCTGAAATTGCCGACGATCTGGGATCCGGCCGAGTGGGGCGGCCAGACGCCACGGCTTGAGGTGGATGCCGCGGTGGACGAGTTGATGCGCCGCTACACGGTGGTGCGCATGTACTGCGACCCGCCGTACTGGGAGACCGAGGTCGATACGTGGGCTGCCCGGTACGGGGAGAAGCGCGTTGTGCGCTGGTACACGAACCGGATCGTGCAGATGCATGCCGCCTGCGAGCGGCTCCTGACGGACGTCACGAAGGCCGATGTGGCGTTCTCGCACGACGGCTGTGCGGATACGTCGGCGCATGTGGGGCACGCCCGGAAGGCGGCGAGGCAGGCGGACCGGTATGTGCTGCGCAAGGCGGCACCCCACCAGAAGATCGACCTTGGCGTCGTGTCAGTACTCACTCACGAAGCGGCGGGCGACGCGATAGCCGCCGGCCTGGCCAAGCCGAAGACCTCCCGACGAACCACGGTGATGCGGTGAGAGGGGGTGCCTTGTGGCCCTCGATCTCGAACCGCTGGACTGGCTGAAGCGCCTGATCGCCTGCCATGACAAGGATTTGCCCGATCTGCGGCTGATGGACGCCTACTACGAGGGCACGCAGCCGCTGTCGTATCTGGCTCCGGAGCTTCAGGCGGAGTTGTCGGACCGCATGCGTCAGCTGATCATCAACTGGCCGCAGCTGGTGGTGGACGCCCTCGACGAGAGGCTCGACATCGAGGGCTTCCGGTACGCGGACTCGGAGTCGACGGAGCAGGGCCTGTGGTCGATCTGGCAGGCGAACGACCTGGACGAGGGTTCGCAGCAGGCCCACGTCGATGCCCTCGCCCTCCGTCGCTCCTATGTGATCGTGGGCGCGAACGATGAGGATGAGTCCACCCCGATCGTGACCGCGGAGAGCGCCCTGGAGGTCTTCGCGGAGCGGGATCCGCGGACGCGCCAGGTGGTGGCGGCGATCAAACGGTGGGATGAGCCTGCCGTGGCGGGTTCGCAGCCAACGAAGATGGCGACGCTGTATCTGCCTTCGATGCGCTGCTCGTTCGAGCAACAGAAGGGCGAGTGGGTCGAGACCGACCGCGACGTGCACGAGCTCGGCCAGGTGCTGGTGGTGCCGTTGGCGAACAGGCCGCGACTTCGCCACCTGGAGGGAACATCAGAGTTGCGGGCGATCATTCCCGTCTCGGATGCCGCCTGCAAGATCGCCAGCGACATGATGGTGAGCGCCGAGTACCACGCGATGCCGCGACGTTGGGCGACTGGCATGTCCCGCGACGACTTCGCCGACGAGAACGGGCAGCCGCTCGGGGCGATGTCCTCGCTGGCCGGCCGCCTGTGGGTGAACGAATCCGAGAACGTCAAGTACGGCCAGTTCCCCGAGGCTCAGCTCTCGAACTTCCACGAGACCCTCAACCAGCTTGCCCGTCTCGTCGCCGCCCTGACCGGTCTGCCGCCGTCTTTCCTCGGTCTGGCGACAGATCAGCCGCCGTCGGCGGATGCGATCCGCGCTTCCGAGGCCCGTCTGGTGAAGCGTGCAGAGCGTCGTCAGCGGGCTTTCGGTGAAGCCTGGGAGCGGGTCATGCGCCTGACGATGCTGGTTCGTGACGGCGAACTCGATCCGCGGGCGCGGTCGCTGGAAACGGTGTGGCGGGACCCGGCGACCCCGACGTTCGCGCAGATGGCCGACGCAACGGTGAAGCTGCATGCGGCCGGCTTGCTACCGACGGAGGCTGCTCAGGAGCGGCTGGGCTTCTCTGCGGTGCAGATCCGTCGGATGCGGCAGATGCAGGACGATGCGCTGACCCGGATGACGGCGATGGACCTGCACCAGCTGTCGACGGCCCAGCCCGAGCCGCCGCAGCCTGCTGGCGAGCCTGTCGAGCAGTCTCCGGCGGCCTGAGATGCCGGTCGAGACGCAGGTCCATGACGAGATCGTGCAGACCTATGGGGCAGCCCAGCGCCGGGCGGTGCTGCAGACGACGCTGACGGCTCAGCGTCTGTGGCGCGAGCTTGCGACCGCGGACTTGTCGGGGTCGTGGATACGCGGCCTGGGGCAGGCGATGGTCCGGGCGGTATCGGCCGGCCAACTCGTTGCCGCGTCGTCGGGGCAGCCGTACATCGAGGCGATGATCCGTGCGGACGGTCTGCGTGACGACTACGCCGAGCACGCTTCGAGGGTCGACACGCGCTCGTTCTCTGGCACTGCCGCGGATGGCCGCCCGCTGGATTCGCTGCTGTATCTGCCGGTGATCCAGACGAAGACGCTGATCCAGGGTGGCGTGACGCTGCAGGAGGCGATGACGTCCGGCCTCTTCCAGCTGCAGCGCATGGTCGCCTCGGAGGTTGCGGACGCTGGCCGGGGTGCGGCTGGGGTGGCGATGGTCGCGAACCGCAAGGTGACCGGCTATGTGCGAATGGTCCGGGCCGGTGCGTGCTCGAGGTGCGTGATCCTGGCGGGCCGCTGGTACCGCTGGAATGCCGACTTCCAACGCCACAAGCGCTGCTTCCCTGCAGGCGTCGTCGTGTCAGGGCCGCGCACGCTTGCGGCCACGCGGCGGTGGTACGAGGGGGAACTCGTCATCCTCACGACGGCGAGTGGTGAGGAGCTCCCCGCCACCGGCAATCACCCGATATTGACGCGGCGTGGTTGGGTCGCTGCCAACCTCATCCAGGAAGGTGACGAGGTAGTCCGCAGCCTCCGACCGGAGGGCGCTACGCCCCTCGTAGTCCCAGATCATCAGCAGATGCCATCCCGCATCGAGGATGTATGGGCTGCGGAGAGCGTGACGGGCGTGCTTCGCGGCGTGCCAACCTCCGCCGAGGATTTCCACGGCGACGGAGGACACGGCGAAGTCGACGTTGTAGGGTCCAACCGCCTTCTGTGGGGTGAAACTGAGGCCGCGCTCGCGCAGCAGTTGTGCGAAGAGGTCTTCACCGTCGGATCGTTGGACCCTCTCGGCATTCTTCTCGCGGCTCACGGCGGCGATCTTCAGGGTGTCGCCCGAGATGGGCTTTCCGCGCACGGCCTCGTGGGCAGCCTCGGTGATCCGGGACTTCTCCGCATCGGTCATCTTGGACATGCGCAGGGCATTGGCCTCGGCGGAGTTGCGGAGATGAACGCCAGCCTGCTTCAGGTGGCGCCGCACGACCGCCCGCATGACGCCGTACCGGATGGAGATGGACTGCTCGCTTTCCCCGCCTTCGTAGGCGCTGACGAGATCTTCGATGGGCAGGGATATGGCGATTCCCCTCGATGGGATGCCCTTGGCTCGCAGGGCTCGGTAGAGGACGCTTTGGCTGACACCCGTGTTGGTCTTGACCTCCTTGGGCGTCTGGCCGGCCAGGTAGAGCTGGACTGCATTGTCGAGGTCCGCAGGGTCGGTTGGTCCGGGCATGTCTACGACCTCAATTCGGCAGAGGGCTGGTTCAGTGCGAACGGCCTCATTGTATCTAACTGCCAGTGCTACGGAGTGCCTGCCACGGAGGCTCGCCCTGGCCGTCACCTGAACCCGATGAGCTTCTTCAACGGCCTGTCCCGCGCCGAGCAGGACCGCCGGTTCGGGGTCGGTGGCGCTGAGGCGATCCGGAATGGCGCGGACATCTACAAGGTCGTGAACGCAGGCCGCTCCACGATCACGCTGGACGCCTACGGGCAGAAGGTCGTGGCCACCCTGGAGGGGACGACGCGGCGCGGCGAGTTCTATCAGCAGATGCGCCGTGAGGCGGAGCAGCGCACCGGGCAGCGGTTCGCCCGCGGCCCGGCGGATGTCGAGCAGGGGCTGCCGCGCTTCCATCTGCGGACGCCGCGCCTGACGCCGGGCGAGATCCTGAAGCTGTCCGATGACCGCAACGAGCTGATCAGGCTCCTCAAGCGCTTCGGGTACTTGTCGTAGAGGGGAGGCGCCATGGCCAGCTATGGCGACAGGCAGCGCCAGCAGATGGCGAACCGTGGGCAGGCCATGGAGGGCGGTCGGTTCCCGATCAAGTCGCAGGCTGACCTCGACGATGCGATCCGCGCGGTCGGCCGTGTGCGCCCCAATACCGAAGAGGCCCGCAGCCAGGTGCGCCGTTACATCATCCGGCGAGCTCAGGCCTTGGGGCTTTCCAGGTCCATCCCCGATACGTGGGCGGCGGACGGCTCCCTGAAGAGCTGACGCTGACCCCGCACCACCCACACCGAGGGGCGCCGCAACGGCGCCCCTTTCGCATGCACACGAAGGGCTGGACGCAATGTCCACCAAGTTCACGATGGCTCCGGCAACCGGAGTCGACTGGTTCAAGCTGACCCGGCACGACGACCCCGAACCGGAGCCGGTCAGCGATCCGGCACCCGAGGGCGACGGCGACGACGAGGAAGCCCAGCGGCTCCTCGCCGAGGCCGCAGCGGAAGAAGACCCTGAGGGCGACGATCCCGACCCGGCCGAAGGCGACGATCCTCCGAAGGACACGCTCGGCGAGGCCGGCAAGAAGGCCCTCGACCGCATGAAGCGCGAGCGTACCGAGGCAAGGAAGGCTGCCCAGGCTGAGAAGAGGCGGGCGGACGACCTGGCGCGCAAGGTCCAGGAGTTCGAGGACGCGAAGAAGTCGGACCTGGAGAAGGCACAAGCCCAGGCCGATCGGGCGAAGGACCAGGCGGCCAAGGCTGTGGCCCGGTCCGTGCGGTCCGAAATCAAGGTGGCTGCGTCGGGCCAGTTCGCCGACCCGTCGGACGCGACGGACGTTCTGATGCGGGACCCGCAGAAGTACGTCGACGCCGACGGCGACATCGACACGGACGCCATCGAGGCCGATCTCGCCGATCTGCTGGAGCGGAAGCCGCACTGGGCGAAGCCCGAGCCGACGACTCCTGTCGTCGAGCCGGAGCGGAAGCCCAAGCCGAAACCCGACCCGGGGCAGGGCTCGCGCGGTGCTCCCGCGAAGGTCGATTTCCGCACGGCCTCCGACGAGGAGTACGCGGCGGAGCTCGCCAAGTACGGCGTCAGGAAGCGCTACTAGTGATCGTCGTCCGTGCCCGGCTGGGTGACGGACGCACCTCGGTTGAGGTGGTCGGTCACGAGGAGCGCTCTGCTGCTGGGGGTCGCGCTTGCGCTGCTGTGTCGGCCATCACCCAAACCGCGCTGCTCGGCCTGGAGCAGGTCGCGCAGCAATTCCCGGACCTTGTGTCCGTAGAGATCACTGAGGAGTAGGAATGACCTCCACCATGACCGCGGCTCGCCCGCGGAAGACCCTGCGGCCCTCGCCGCGGCCGTGGTTCCGTCTCGACCGGCACGCCGTCGGTGTCCGCGCCAACCTGCCCGGTGCGATCCAGGCGATCCTGCAGAACGGCATGCTGGACCGGACGTTCAAGGACGCCCTGGTGCCGCAGTTCCTGTTCCCGCAGGTCGCGGACAGCGAGCCGTGGGTCGGCGGCCTCGGCGACACGAAGACGTTCACCCGCAAGGGCCTGTTGGCCCCGGCGACGACTCCGGTGACGGGCAGCGACCCGTCGGCGTCGACGTACACGATCGAGCAGTGGTCCGTGGTCATGGACCAGTACGCGAACAGCATGGACACCAACATGCTCGGCAGCGCGATGGCGCTCGCGTCGAAGTTCCTCGCCGACAGCGCGACGCTGGGCATCAACGCGGGCCAGTCCATCAACCAGGTGGCCCGGAACAAGTTGTTCAAGGCGTATGCGGGTGGTCGCACGTGGTGCACCACGGCCGGGTCGTCGGACACCAGCATCATCGTGCAGTCGACGAACGGCTTCGAGTTCAACTCGGTCAACGGCGTCCCGGTGGCCGTGTCGGGCGCGAACCCGCTGAACGTGACGATCGCCGGCACCGCGAACACGGTCGTCGGTGTCACCCCGGGTACGCCGGGCACCCTGACCCTGGGCACCGCCCGCGCGGACACGGCCGGCGACTATGTGGTCGCGGCGAACGCCCCGGTGTCGATCCGGGCGACCGGCAACTCGGCCTACGACCTGTCCGGGTCGAACACGGTGACCTTCGCGAACTTCCGCAGCGCAGTCGCAAGGCTCAGGAAGATGAACGTGCCGATGCTGCCCGGTGGCTACTACGCCGCGCACATCGACGCGGACACCGAGGCGCAGCTGTTCAACGACACCCAGTTCCTGCAGGCGCTGCAGGGCCGCGTCGACTCGCCGATCTGGCGGGACCTGTCCATCGGCCGATTCGGCGGCATCGACTGGGTGCGGAACATCGAGGCCCCGACGCTCCTGGGCGGTTCGGCGGGCACGCTGACGGTGCACCGTCCGATCGTGCTCGGCGCGAACGCTCTGGTCAACGCGCCGTTCGACGGGTCGGCGATGCTGCTGGACGGCACGGGCGTCGAGGACGTTCCGGAGATCCGCACCATCAACGCCGCGCCGGGCGTCGACGTCGAGATGATCGTCCGTCCGCCGCAGGACCGACTGCAGCAGGTCGTGTCGACCAGCTGGGCGTGGGTCGGGGACTTCGGTGTTCCGTCCGACTCGGGTTCGGGTGACGCGGCGCTGTTCAAGCGCGGCGTGGTCATCGAGCACGCCTGACACCGTCTCCCGCCGGCGCGGGCACCCTGTCCGCCTGCGCCGGCGGGCCTTCAAC